GAGGCCGGTTCAGCCGCGCCGGGCAGTCCGGGCAGGCTTGCGCGCAGGCTTCGCAGTACCGCTCGCCCCCGCCGAAGGACCATTCGGCGAGAGCGCGGAGGCGTTTTTTTCCTGTTCCAGCAGCAGGCCCTTCGAGACATAGGTCAGCTGGAACGCCTCGAAGATCGGCCAGACGTCGAGCAGCGCATCGATGGCCTCCGGGCTGGGATCGATCGGCTTGCCGTCCGCATCGCCGATGCCCTCCCAGGCGAGCACCGCCCGGCGCGCCAGCGCCTTGGCGAAGGCGACCGCGCGCTCCTCATCGGAGGCGTCCTCCGGTACCGCCTCAACAACCGGATCGCTGCGCGTCGCGACCATCAGGGCGGTAGTCAGCGGGCGCAGCTGCACCCGGACGCCGGGGACGAGTTCGTGCCAGCGCGGCGCGTTGGTCAGGTCGAGCGTCAGCATGTCAGTAGGTCTCCACGTCGTTCACGAGGGTGGCGGTGCACATCCGGCCGACGACGCTGTCGCGGGCGGCCTGCCAGTCGAAGGTCGCCTGCACGCCCTGCGGTCCGGAAATCTCGATGCGCGGGCGCGGCAGGTAGACGGCGTGCACAGTGAAGGTGAAGCTCTCGCCGGACGGCAGGACGTAAGCGAATTCCATCTCGCAGGCCTCGCCGTTGATCGCCTGCGTCACCAGCGTCTGGTCGGCGAAGCGCACCTCGATCCGGCCGGTCAGCGCGGCGATGGACGGGTCCGCGCCGTCGATGCGCCCGTCCGAGCGAATGGTCTCGATCCGGTCGAGGTTGTTGGCGTAGGTGATCTCGGCCGAGACCACATTGCCGAGCGGCGAGCCGTTGCGCGTGATTGCCCCGTTGAAATGTCCGAACCGCTTCAGCTCCAGCGCTGCGGGCGTTCCTGCGCTCGTGGTCGTGCCGACCGTCTCGCCCTGCGCCACCAGCCGCGCGGTAGCCGTCAGCAGGCCAGACCGCTGCATCTGCCATGTGATCTGGTCGAGCACGCAGCCCGAGTACATCGCATAGCGGGGCACCTCGGGCATGCCGGTCTCGATCGACATGCTGGGCAGCGTCCAGGAGCCCGACTGGAACTCGTGGCTGTACGGGGCCTCCGCACCGGTGGTCGTCGGTGTCCCGAAGGCCGCCTTCAGCCAGAAGCCGAAGGCCTCGGCGTCCAGAGGCACGACGACATCGCCATCGGCCGTCACCGCGTCCTTGATCGGCGCCAGCGGGTCGCGGCCGTAGCCGAGAAGCTCCGAGTTCAGCAGCGGCTGCTCCGCGCCGAGCGACGTGCTGGCGAAGGGCATGCGGGTGAAGCCGCTGGCGGGCGGCGTTCCATAGGTCGTCTCGAACGAAAGCGCCATCAGCGCCCGCGCCCCCTGGGCTCGTGCCATGGTGTTCTCCTCGGGTTGTCGGGATCAGCCGAGTGGGTCGGCCGTGGAATAGTGCAGCACTACCGGGATCACGGCGGCCTTCAGGCTTGCCGCGCCCTCGACCGGCAGATCGACCGGCCTCGGCGCTTCCACCTCGACCCAGTCGCAGAGGCCGCCGAGCGTACGGTCGGCGGCGAGCGCCGTGCCGATACTGGCGGTCAGAGTGTCGAAGTCAGTATCACGCTCCGCGCCCTGCACGACCGCCTCGATCTCGGCGCGGTGCTGGTAGTGGTAGCGCAGCGGCGAGAGCGTGACCTCCGGCTCGCCCGGCTCGCCATCGCGCAGGATCAGCAGCCCCTCGGCCGGCACGCGCTCGGGCAGCACGTCGCCGCGAAGGGCGGTGGCGGGCAGCGCCGAGAGCCGCGCGTGCAGCGCGGCGAGGATGGTTTCGCGGGCGGTGGGCATCGCAGCAGGCTACTGTGTTGCAGCGAGAAGGCCTTCGCCGCAGGCCGACCAAAAGCTATGAACATTTGTCATTTTCTCATCCAACTTGCACTGGGGTGTGCCGCCGCCTCGCTCGTTCAGAGCGTTGCGCGCGCAAGTGAACATTGCAAAGACGTCTCAGGCTGGACCCAAGCACACTGTCCTACTACGCTTCGGCATGCGATCTCTTCCATAAGGTGTTGAGAGTGAGAACAGTTCAAAGCGACGCGGAGATGAAAGAGATCGAGCGCGAGCGAGCGCTCGTTGGCGTGTATGTGGATCGGGCCTACGATCGCGAGAAGATCCAGTGGATCATGGATGCGCGGGAAGGCTTCGATACGCATGCTAGAGACTCATGGCACCTTTTGATACCGGTGAAGAATGGTTACGGCGTCGACACTTGGGTCCAGCCAGATGAGTATGGGACGGTGTTGGCTGCCGGTCTGATCGACAAGCTGGAAATCAGATATGCTGCTCTTCCGTGCATTGTCTTTCGGGCTAAAGGGGAAGAGTTTTATTTCCTTAAGCTCGGAGGGAAGACCCGCGATCAGTTTCTCGAAGAAATCGGTCGTATCGCTGATCTTGCCCGTGAATGCGCAGCACAGGGGCCGGCTGATCCTGAAGGGTTCCGCGACTACGTAAACATGCAAGTTGCAAACCATCTGCGTAGGCGGAAGATTTTGAGCGCAACACGTACAGCAGTGCCCGTTTTGGGAGCGCTTCTCGGAAGCGCTGTGGATATCGGCGAGCTCGTGTAGCATAGCTGGATCGAAAGTACCGTATTGTCACATTTGCTTTTGGCCGCCGATACGTTTCTCAACCCAGTTCACCACGATCAGCCCCGGCACGCTGTCGAGCGCCCGCTCCGCATCCCGGGCGAGGTCCAGCCGCTTCGGCAGCTTGACCTGCGGCACGAGCAGGAAGATCGGTGCGGTGACCTTGCCGCGCCCGGTCTTCGAGCGGGACACCACCGCCTGGCCCTTCGTGTTCAGCCGTCCCTCGGCCACCAGCAGGCTTGGTCCCGTGCGGCGATAGACGAAGCGCAGACGCAGCCCGCGTCGCCGTTCCCATTCACCAGGCGTGATCCGGCCGCCGCGCAGGGATTTGCCTGCGGCAGGCAGCGGGATGGCCAGCCAGAACCCGTTCTTCGACCGGATCAGCGGCCCCGTGTCATGCGCGCCGACAATGACTGGAGCCTTGGACCAGACCAGTGCTGCCGCGTCCAGGCTCTCGCCCGATCTCGGGAAGTTCTGGCTCCGGATCGAGTTGGCCAGCCGGGGCCCGAGCCCCGCGCCGATGATCTGCAGCCGCCACGCCGTCTTCAACCCGGTCCCGGCCTCGCGCATGGCGGCAGTCATCGCGCGTTCGGCCGCCGCGACCTCCGCCGCCATCATCGCGACGATGTCGGGGGCGATGTCGAGCTTCAGTTTCACGCGGGCCTCAGATCGACGGTCCAGACGAGCCGCTCGCGGTCGCGGACCGGCTCGCCCTGGATGAGAAAGGCGTCGCCGTCGATCTCGATGCGGTCGCCGGGGCTGGGGTTCGCCACCTCGGCGACGCGCAGGTCGATGCGCGTGGTCTCGGACCAGAGCCGGGCATCGCCGAAGTCCGATATGGCATCCGCGCGCCGGGCGACGGCGCGCACAAGCACGGGCGCGCCGCCGTCGGGCGTGTAGACCGCATCCCGACCGATATTCGGATCGGCGAAGAGTGCGCCCACGGCGGCGGCGAAGGCACTCATCAGAACGTCGCGTTCAGGCGCACCCGACCGATGGTGTCGCCCGCGCCGCTCGCCACCGCCTCGACGGCCGCGCCGATCAGGGTGTTGTCGGTCGCGACCGTAGTGCAGCGCTTGTTGGTGTCGTCCCAATAGACCTTGGCGCCGACCGTCCAGGCCTGGGAGCCGACCTTGGTGATGTCGAACACGCCGACGAGCGCGGTCTCGACGGGCTCGGCGAGGGCGGCGTCTCCGGCCGCGATGCCGAAGATCGAGCCGACGAGCAGCCCATCGCCGGACGCGACGGCATAAGGGGCGGTCAGGGTGATGGTGTTGCCGGGCTGGACGAAGTTTTTCATGGGGAGGGTCCTTTCGCAAAAGAGAAAGGGCGGCCGTTTGGCCGCCCGAGATGAGCAATTTACGGGTTTGCACTCAGGCTGCTGGCATGCGCCTGAGCAAGTCGTCGAAGAGATTCAGGAACTCCGGGTCATAAATCTCGTCGACGTGGTTGTTGTTCCAAAGACCGGACCTGCGGACCCGCTCCCGTCCGCTGTGGTTGCCAAGCCAGCTGGTGCTAGCCCGATCCGGCGAGGGTTCTCGGTAACCGCTCAGCAGGGCGATGCTGTTGCGTTCGATGACACCGCGCGCGCTATCAGATCCAGGCTCGTCCGGGACCTCTAGGAACAGGAGCGTCATGTCCCCAAGGTAATCGCTCACCCTGACTTCGTGCTCTCTTTCGAGATCACGCAGCTCTCGCGTGGCGGATGCGCCGCGTCCCCAGCTCTCGATGTTAAGCGATGCGTTGGAGTTGAGAATGGCCTCGCCGACCAGCAACCTGAAGATCGAACCTCGATGGTTGCCGCCAAGTGGATTGCTGGTGCCGCGGTGCTGGCCGAGCCGCTTCCAGAGCGTCGTGCGTGATCTTGAGACCAGCGCATGCGTACCAACCCGCACTACACGTTGCGGGGAAGAGTGGGTGTCTCGGTGTTCGCCGGACTCGAAGAAGAAATAGATCCCGCGCTGGGGCCAAGCCATCCGCCCGTGGCAATCACCCAATCGGCGCTGCCCGCCGATCCTGGCTTCCAGATCGTCGAGCAACGCATAGAAAGCTTCGAGGTCAGAGCGCCGCGGCATTATCCAGCCAGTTCAACTGTCGACCAATTGTCAGGCCGTCCATCGGCACCGTCACCTTCGGAAAACGCTTGCGTAGATATGACATGAGGTTCTCGCGGTACCTGTTCCCGGCCAGAACAACGACTTCGTCAGCATCGGGAAGGGTCGCATTCATCTGTTTCTGCACCTGCTTAGCCCAAGATCGCCTCTCGGGGGCCGACATGGTGTTTAGGGTCCGCTCGTATGGCTCGATCACTTTTTCAGGTGCGAGAAGCCCGTGCTCCGCCGACAGGATGAACCAAGCGTCGCCGCTGGCTTCGACGAGTGCACGCGCCTTTACGAACCACGCCGACGTGTAGAGGTCTGCCGCCGGCGTGGCTCTTGGTCTCTTCCCCGCCACGCAGGAAACGAGAAGAACGCGGCTCATTGTGCTTATGCCTCCGAATGAATTCCTCGGAAGTCTATGCGATGACCACGTATATGAGAAGAAACACGTTCCCGGCCTACGCGCCGGGGTTCTTGTAGAGGCCGCGCCAGTCGATGGCCTTGGCGCCGAAGTCGAGGCGGCACTTGATCTCGACGCCGTCGACGTCGAAGCCGTTGCGTGTCTCGATGTAGGCGCCCTGCTGGCCCTCGAGATAGGCGTACTCGATCGTGTCGATCTGGTTCGGGCTGGCCGCCAGATACCAGGCGGTCTCGCTGGCCGCGTCGAGCCGGGGCTCGCTGATCGGCGCCAGCGTGCGGATCGACTGCGGCACCACGCTGGACGTCGCGGCGGGCACAAGGTTCTGGGCGACAAGCTGCTCGGCCTTCAGTTCCAGCGAGGCGGGCACGATCAGGAAGGCGGGGCGGACGTTCAGCACCGTCTTCTTGTCGAGGCCCGTCTGCTTGGCCATGGCGGCGCGGGCCGCGCCGACACTGCTGACATCGAGCGCCGCGCCGGTACCCGCGAGGTTCTTGTGGGTGGTGTGGAACAGCGCATTGCCGTCGGCCATCGCCGGGTTGGCGGTGATGATGCCCCAGACCACGTCCGACTCCAGCTGCGCGATGGAGTTGCCGTACATCGCCGGGATGCGGGTGAAGGCGTCGAGATCGTCGTTGATCAGCGTCTGGCGGGTGATCGCGACCACCCGGCCATAGGTCTTGACCTTGTAGCTCTCCTTGCTCTCGCCGAGCGTGCCGCGCTTGAACTCGCCGCTCTCGCCGACCTCGAGCAGTTGCGGCGCTTCGCCGAGCTGGACGCGGTGCATGGCCTTGAAGTCGGTGGCCAGCACCTGGCGGCAGAACAGCATGAACGTGCGGGGATAAGCTTCGTAGGCCTGCCGCAGGGTCTTGTTGGTGACGGCCGACAGGATCTCGGGGAAGTCCGAGGTGGAATGCAGCGCCCGCGTCGCCACCTCGTCGCGCGAGAGGCCCCGCGTGTTGACCCCGGCGTTGCCGAGGCTTTCCCGGGCGAGCTCCAGCAGCGTCATGCCGCGATACTGGCGGGCGGCATCCTCCAATTGGAACAGCGTCGGGCTGTAGCGGTGCAGCAGCGCGT